TACTTGTGCTATTGTAGAAATTGGATCACCAGCATAAGCTGGAACAACACCCATTCTATTAGCAACAGAAGATCCTGTTGTAATTACTTTTCTTTTTCCTCCAGTTAATGCCATTAACTTACGTTTCCTTTTTTATCATAATATTTATAGTTTCCATATCCTGTATATAATTCAGTTAATACAGAGGTATAACCACCAAATACTAATTCTTTTTCTTTATATTTATTTTCTAATTGCATTTGTTGATATTTTAATGCTGTAGTTTTTCCCATTAATCTAATATTAGAAATATCTTTTTCAGCTTTTTTTCTAACTTGACTTTGAATATTTAAAAAACTTCTACTATCATCTGAATATCCTGATATAGATTGCCATGCTAAATTATTAGCTATTGAAGTATTTAATTCTTCTTTTCTAGCATTTTCTTCTTCTAATGCTCTAACTGCTGCTAATTTTGCTTCAGTTTCTGCTCTATAATTTTCTCTTGCTAATGCTGCTCTTTGAGATTGTATACTTGCAGCTGTGCCAACTGCACTAGATAATGATGCTGCTAAAAATAATGTTGACGCTGATTTTGCCATTATGCGAACTGTATCTCCATAGCTATTCCTAATACCTTTAATGGTAAAGGATCGTTTTGGCTAATAGTAATTGTTGGACTTTTACTATAACCTAAAAAGTTAAATTCTTTTTTTTCTGTTACTGGTGTTGTATCACTATTAATTGTAAAATCAACTTGCTGTATAACAAGTTCTTTAGATGCTAAGTCTTGTGCTTTCATTGTAATATCTAATCCACCAGATATATCTACAATAGCTTTATTTACTCGTCTTGGTTGTCCTGTCAATGGCCCAGTATCTATTTCTTTATCTATTGGCATAGTTTCTAATATAGGAGTAAAATTAAATCCTACTCTTGTACCACTAGGAAATGGTGCAGAAGTAAGTGTAATTCTATTGTTACTATCTACTGTAAACTCACCTAAAGATCCATTACCATATACTGCAAATATTTTATCTGTATTTTCATAAATAGAATTAACCGCATGAACAAAACCTTCTACAATAGTAATAATTGCATTATCTGCTGGTGAAACAGCTAAGTTTTGATCTAGTGTTAAATCATAACCAACAGCAGTTTGTGTTACAGCAGTAATTATATATTTAGTTGCATTACCAGCAATAGTAAAAGTTTCTTGTATTTGAGGTGCAGAACTAAATCCATCTACGGATAATGTGTTTCCTGTTTGACTAGCGCCATTTACTAATGGTGTTCCTTTTTGAAATACAGTAGTAGTTGTAGAACAATCAAGAGTTATAGAATCATCATTAGCAAATCTTTCTAAAAAATATTTTGTACCAGAAGGTACTACTCTTTTTACTATAACAAATAATTGATCATTTAATGCAGCTATACTATGATATTTATCTCCAGTTTGTGTTTCCCACATAGTCCAACCAGCTATTTTTTCATCACGAATAGAATGAAATACAGCTAATTTACCATCATCATTAGTTCCACTATTTAAGAAAAAAGCAAATTGTTCTGGTTTAGTTTCATTACCTGTCATCATAGATAATTGTTTTGGGCTATCTATTAAATGCGAAGCTAATACAGATACACTTGTAGATCTATATGCTTGTTCAATATCAGAAAAAACATATTCTCTAATTGATTTACCATTTTTTTGACTAAATAAAGAAGCACCATCAAAAGGTATAGGTGCAGCTCTATTGCAGCCATATGGTGTTTGTCTAAGAAACGCTATACTTGTTGGAGTAATTGCAGCAGACTGAGAAGATACTGGTACATAGTATTCACCACTATCAGTAAATATTTGTAAGTTTCTTGATGAAACAAAATGTCTAATTTCATTTACTGTATCACTTGCAATAACAACATTAATAGCTTCATTTGCTAAACCTGTACCAACATCAAAGTTAAAATAACCTCCTATTTGACTAGCAATAACAGCAGAAGGATTATCTCTTATTCCACCAAACCATAATCTATTATCATGGAATGATACAGCTTGAGGATATCCTCTAGGTGTAGAAAATAATTCTTCTTCCCAATCATTATGTGGGCCAGTACCACCAGATATAGTTTCAATAACTGTTGCTGTAACAACAGTAGGGCTTGTATATCCAGTTATTTTAACTTGAGATCCATCTATTTTTAAATAATGATTTACATAATCATTTGAAAAAATACCAGTTGACGCAGTAATTGTTCTACCAGCTCCTGTTGCAGATGTGCTTAAAGTTAAAGTTACACTTGCATCTTCATATTTATAAAATGGCGCATAAGTTTTATATGCACCAGAAACTACTACATCTTCATCTAATTCAAATTCATATGCAGCTACAGTAAATGTACTAGCAGAAGTTCTAGTAATTTTTCTAGGGTAATTATCTCTATGTGTTAAAAATACTGTGTCACCAAACTGTGCAAAATTTAATTCAAATAATTGAGCAGTAGTCCAATTACAATTAGAAGTTATATTAGATTGTATTACAGCACCAGCATTAGAATAAACATCAAGTCTATTGTTTGATAAAACAAATAAAGCTACTTCATCATTAGAAAATATAAATGGAATTATTCTACATTCTGCTGGCATTGTAGCCATATACTCAGTAGCTGGTCTACGCATTACTCCACCTTCATCTAATAAATACCAGTTGCGTACTTGTTTACCACCTTCAAAATATGCTTTAGCATCAGTTCTTGCATTAAGGAGATTATTAATTTCTCCAGCAGAAAAATTTGTATATACTTGTCTTACTTTTCTAGGCATTATCCGACCACAAGTCCACTACGACTGCTTCTTCTTTCTGTTATAAATCTATCAGTAGAAAGTGTTTTAGTAGTAGTTTCTTGTGAGTCAGTGTTTTTAGCTATTAACATTTGTCTTTCACTTAGTTGATCAAACTCTCTTACTAAAGCTGCGTCTCTTGCTACTGATCCACCAAAAATACTAGCTAGTTTATATTCTATTGCTAATCTAAAATGAGGAGGAAATTGATCTTCACTTTGTCTAAAAATATAATCCATAATTACTGTGCTTTGAGATCCAAAACCATCTAAATAAATTTTATCTTCGTATCTGTTATATTGTATTAATGCATCATTAACTGTAACTGCTAATATTTTTAAACATTCAGGATTAGCTGGTATTTGATATGCATATTCAAATCTACCAGTAGGAGAATCTGCTAATAAAGATAATTGTTGTTGTCCTGTTGCAAATCTCCAATTATGTCTAGTTAAACTAGATTCAATAATTTCTTCGTATATTGTATTAGTTACGTTAGCTTCTGTTGTTCCATCAGTAAATGAAGCAATAGGATTTGCACCTATCATTACTAATGCTCTTGAAGCTATATCTACTTTGGTTACTGCCATACACTATTTTTTAATTTTTCTATATGTTGTTGATTTTCCTTCATAAACTTCAGTAGGCATTAAAAGAGATATATTTTTTCCACTTATATTAGATATTCCATATGTTTTTCCTAAATATTGAGCAGTATTTAAAAATTCATTTTTTCTTTTATATGGCTCACTTGATTCTAAAATACTATCTAATACAGCTAATTTAGTTCTTACATCATCTATTTGTGTTGTTGTTAATTCTTTTCTTGAAAAAATAACATTTTTATTTTTATCTCTAAATGTTGTAGAAAATCTACCATCAGGTAATCTAGAAATATCATATAAAGATTCTGGTTTCATAGTAGATTTAATAACAGATTGTGCTAAAGCTCCAGTTAATAAAGCAGCTCCACCTAATTCAGCAGCTCTAGTTGGATCTTTTCCTATTGCTTTACCTAATGTTGTACCTTCCATTAATTTAGAAGTTTTTTCTTGAGCTTTTGCTGTAACTTTTTTTGCACCTCTTATAGCTTTTTTTGTAGCTTGTTGTGCAGTTGCTGCTGCACCAGTTACAATATCAGGAGTATCTTGTATTGCTTTAGCTTTTTGTAAACCTTCAGGGCTTACTTTTCCTTGTCTAACGTTTTCAAAACCTTTTGTAGATCCTGTTTTCTTATATTGTTGCATAGCAGTATCTAATTCTTTAG